TTAGATGAATAAGATTCGGTAAGTTTCCCTAATATTTTTGTTTTTAATTTTCCAAAAGTGTTCATTTCTAATCGTTTAATATATCTTTTATTTTATTTTCTATTTCATAAATATTCTGTTGTGCCCTATCCATATCAAATAAATCGGTAAACTCCATTTTTTCTTCACCTAACATTCCAAGAATTTTCGATTTCCTTGATTCACTTAATGGTTCTGCTCCACCGCCGGCTGGAGGAGGGGGTGGTGGTGCACCACCCATATCTCCACCTGGTGCTGCACCGGCTTGTCCAGAATCCATTGCTTCCCTTTCTTCTTCAGGAATACCATATTTTGCATCTACTTCATCAAATACACCCGAACGTTTAATTACATTTTGTGTATTCTGTAATTCAAATCCCATTGCTCTTTCAATACGTTGTTGTTGCAAATCAAGAATTACTTCACTATCACTCATACCAAGAATGTTTTTCTTCGCCCATGTGTGTGAAACAGGAAGGATACCAACTTGAGATTGGTCGGATGTTGCATCTTTATAAAGTGTAACCTTCTCCTTCCATTGTTCGATTTTTAATAAATCAGATTGTGCGGATGGGTTTGTTAATGATAATGAGAAATTACCTAACTCATCTTCTAAACCTAAAAGATAAAGATGTATTAGTGCAATTTTATTTAATTCCTGTATTAATGATTTTTGTATTCTATTAATGGTTCTTGCAAATCTAATATCCATTAACGCCAATGTTTTACCTTCAGCAACCACATCTTCAAAACCTAAAAACGCCTTAGGGATACGTAATGCCGCCAACATTTTCTTTTGGATATATTCGATATCCGCAATTTCACCTAAGTTTTGTGCACCAGGTAAAGTTTCAATTGGATTGGATTGTGCTGGGTCACGAACAGGTATGAAATAATCTTGGTCAACCGCCATCTGATTGTATCTCATATCAACCTGACCATTTCTTGGGTCGGCAATTTGGTCTCTTTTAAATTTATTGGCAACACGTTGAACATATGATTCAATATCTTTGTCATCCATATTCCCCACAAACACTTTGAATACACGTCTTTCAGGTGCTCTCGATGTTCTATAGATTAACATCGCATCTTCTGACAACAATAATTGTTTCCATATTCTTCTAATTTTTTCTAACATAGAAGTACCATATGGAAGTTTTCTATCATCACCAAGTAATCTGAAATGGGCAATTTCCCAAGACTGAAATTCCATTTCTTTATTTTTCCATTGGAATCTTAATTCTTTTGTTGGGATTTTTATATCTCTATCATTACCCGGTGTTTTTGATGCTGCACCTTCAATTCTTTCAATTTCAATATTTGGTAGTTGTTGACATCCAATTATACCCTTTTCAGGGTCAACTTTAAGATAGACAAAATCATCACCATACTTACATAGACCTCTAGCCCACATTTGTAAGTTTGTGTTGATATCCAATTTTTCTTTAAACAAGTCCTCCAATATTGTTTTAACCCTATCTGATTCTGAGTATATGGTTAAAATCTCCCCCTTTTCGGAAAGAGTTGTAGATTCTTCTGCGTATATATCTAATGCCGCAGATACCTCAGGAGTAAACTCCATTGATTCATAATCATAATATGCTGCCAATCTGTTTGGTTCATAATAAACGGATTGATTATATAGAGATTGGTCTAATTTAGTCCACTTATCTGCAATATATTGTGATTGTTGTGCCAGTAATAGAGCCTTTTCATACTCCTCTCTACTATCTGTTTTTAATAATTCGTCTTTCGAAAAATTAAACGACGGGGTGTTATTCTCAGGTTTTGTTTTATTACCCGGAAAACCAAAAACTCTTGTTAATTTTTGAAAAACTGTAAGATTATTCTCTGCCATGTATATAAATAGTTTTGATTATAATATAAACTTTAATTCCCAATTAGGAAATGTTTTTCTTTTTACCGAACAACCACGAATATTCTTGATATGATGATTTTGGATTGTTCATTGGGTTATCCTGATGATAAAAAGACGGGTCGGTTTGTATGGAACCGATAGGGTCTAATGATGTACCATAAGAATAAAATGTTTTGTTTGGTTCATATGTTCTCTCAGACATCACCCAAGACTCCAACATTGCCTTATTTTTTGATTCGTTTCTTTGTAATTGATTGAAACAAATATCTCCAGCATATAATGCCATCGATAAACTCATAATGGCATCATCATGTGCACCCTTCATATGGTCAGGTCTACCATTAATATAAACAAATGTGTTTAGTTCGTTAAGTAATCTACTGGATCTTACTTGAAACCCCTTTCTTAGTTGTTCTTCAAATGCAGCAACAATCTGAGTTCGTTTGTTGTTAAAATTTAAACCGGGGATTTTGTCCATTACCTTCTTATTGAACTCCCATATATTTTGTGTATTGATACCATCTATATATAGGTGTTTATAATTCATTTCTTGTAGTTTTCTTGATGTTGCAACACCCATTCCTCCAGTAATATCAATTACAATAAATGCGTCATACAATACACCCCATTTATATGCAATTGATGCCAAATCGTCCGGTGGAATTTTACCAACGTATTCTGCGACCTGTTCTCTATCATCGAAATCAATTAAACTGATGGATGAAAAATCCTCACTATCCCCTCTACTAACATCTACACCCATTATATAACGATGACCCTGTATTGGTTCTTTCCATTGCCAAAAAGTTCCCTGCATGTATTTTTCGATGGGAACTCTAATCATGTTTTTGGCAATGTTTTCTTGAACATCATTTGGAATTACACCATCACCTGAACCCAAGAAGTCACATTCCAATTCTTGAGCAATTTTCCTTCTATCATATTTGAACTTTTTTGACATGGATTCAAACCAAGAAGAAAATGGTTTGTAACCCATTTCTTCATATTCTTGGTATTTGGTTATGTCAAAATCATACATAACGACTTCTTCATCATTATATTGTTCTCTATTCAACATATAATGAGTAATGTCACTACATTTAACCCATCTTAAATCCTTCGTGTATCTTGGGTCTTTAAACCATCTTAAATCCGTAATATGGAAATCGTTCATTTTACGAATTGCTTGGTCATATACACCATAATAAATTGGATCGTATCCATTTGGTGTAGAGATTAATATAATCTTACCACCTGTTGATAATGACGCCATAGATGCAGCCCAAAAATCGTCACCTGCTTCAATATATGCAGCTTCGTCAAACACCAAAATTGTTGGGGTATATCCTCGAAGTGCATCCGCGGATGTTGCAACCGCCTTTACCTCACAACCATTATTTAATCTAAATCTACTTTCTGAGTTCTTGTCAGGTGAAAACCCCACGTTTATCCATTCAGGCCATTGGTCTAAAAAGTTTCGTATTTTATTAGCCATTTCAATTGCGGTGTCTCTCTTGTTCGCAATCACCAAAACTCTCTCAGGATTTTCGGGTTTAGCCAATTGTAATCTTCTTGAAATCCATGCAGAGGTTACCGTGGAAACACCCGCTTGTCTATATTTTCTTGTTATGTTTTCATTGTAGTTTTCATAATCCTGAATCAATTGAACTTGGTCAGGGAAAAGTTCCAATGGTACATATTTCTTTTGTGTGTTATCGTATGTTTGTAAGTATGTTCTTAACGCATATGGTGCGTCTTTCATTATTTTTGCATATTCTGCTAATTGTTCTATTCTCGAATTCATACTTATAAATATAAAAAAAGGTGGATTAACCACCTTTTAAATTATCTTCTGACTGGTACGTCCCCGTCATCTTCGTCTTCATCATCACCAAAATCAATTGTTCCACTAATACCAATTGATTTTAAATAACTGTCTATGTCACTATCTTCAGTTTCTTCAGTTGCGTCATCTAAATCATCTCTAAACATCGCTAATGAATCCTCATATTCTTGGTCGTTAAACATTTTATTGATCCCGTCCATTAATTCATTCATCATTCTTTTTCCACTATTTGAACCGGATAACACCTCTTTCATAAAGACCAAGAATTTTTTTGCTGGTAATTTAAAAATCTCAAGTAGTAAGTAACTTTGTAATTCTCGTTTGTTTTCATCTGTAAGAATATCTTCAGGAAACTGGTTTCTAATTCTATCCCAAATAGCTGGACCCAATCTTAAATCCCACATTTCTTTTTCCAAAGTGTCTTCTGTACTCTCAATATCTGTAAAGTCACCTTCGGGTTTACCCTGTAATGCAATTAATTCTATTGTTCCTTTGATTAATTCATGTACTAAAACTGGAAAATTAATACCTCTTGCAATAACTTTTCCGGGTCCACCTTCTTCCTCGGGACCTTCAGCACTTTCTTTACCTGCTGATGAACCACCCATGTTTTTAATCATTTGATCACTAATCTGCCAATATGTTATATCATTTATTGACATTAAAGTACCATATAAATTTAAGATATTTGGATTGCCAGTAATTTGTTCCAATCTTTCAGGTACCATATGAAACATATAATGACCCTTTTTCGAGGCACCCTGAATGATTGCATTTATCATTCTTCTTTTTGCTCTTTCTAAATCTAAATTTTGTAGTTCATTGAAAATTTCAATCTCATTTTCAATTTCAACTTGTTCAGGATTTTCTTCATCCTCATTGTCATGTTCGAAATCACTCATATCAATTTCATCCATCCCAACTATTTTTGCGTCAAATTCAACTGCTCCTTCGGGAATACCCATTTCTTTCATTACAAGTTCAATTGCCAACTGTTCTAATTCTTGTCTATGGTTTCTTTCAATTTGAACAACGGTATTATGAGCATTCATCAATGTCATTTGTAATTGCATCACACCCTCCATTCCTCTTTGTATGGGGGTCCTGTCACCAAGATATCTTCTTAAATTCGATACAACTTGTCTATATCTTTCTGATGCTAAAACTTCTTGGAAATTCTGATTTGGTTCTTGACCTGTAGTTGGAAATGGAACTTTTTTTAACGGAGTTTCACCTTGAGATAATTTATCCTGTAGACCTTGGTCGGGTCTATCAGGTGAGTCAAAATCCATTGCCATTTCTTTAATGTTATTTTCAATTAAAGATAACAAATTCTTTTTACTTATTCGCATTCTTCTTTTCTTTTAACGCTTTTGGTTTAGATCTTTCACCTGGTTTCGGAGACCAAGGAGTTGCTGGTTTAGTACCAGGGTCTACTTTTGGTTTTGTTGGAGCTGGTTTAGTTATGGTACTAGAATCTTGAACATCTAAAATTGCTTCGTAACTCATAAATTCAGGAATACCATTATGTCCCTTTTTAACATTTGGACCAACTTCGACCTCGTTAAGTTTAGTTTTAATCAATTCCATAATTTCATTTTTTGATGTAAAACTATGAAAATTTTCGTTAGCTAGATTTTCAACCCATTCTTTTACATCTTTTTTCTTTCTTAAAAGTTTGAAATCTTCAGGGTCAATCTTACCATTCTTGTTTTTATCTATCTTTTTTTGGTTACCTTTTAATTCTTCCTTAACCTCTTTCTTCTTTCTTAAAAGTTTGAAGTCTTCGGAGTCAATCTTACCATTTTTGTTCTTATCTATATTTTTTTGTTTACCTTTTAATTCCTCACCAACTTCTTTTTTCTTCTCTCTTAATTCAACGTTAAGACCTTGGTCCGTCATTTTTTTAACATCTACGGGGTTTGTCCCTTTTGGTACTACAACGCTTCCTTTTTCTTCACCAAAAAGTCTCACATGTAAATCGGATAATTGTTTATCGGAAAAACCTACTAATGTTTTTTCTGAAAACCCTTCATTCAAAAGAGTTTTTACCATTTCATTTCTTTTCATGATTCTTTAAATTTTACTTCTTCTTTCAAAAGATGATAATCTCTTTGTTTTAATTTCTTAGTTACCGACTCAACAGATTCACCGAATCTAAATGTTAATCTACCAAACTCATTATCAAAATCAAATTTTTCCCATGCCAACGCAACCACATTATCCACAGCATCAATAACTCCGAAATAATCGGAGTTTTGAATAAGTTCTAATTCTAAGTCTGTATTTTTCAAAAGTCCCACCAAATCAACATATTCAATATCGGGTGATTTTGACCCGATTGATGATGACGCAGGAATTATAAACCACTCTTCAATGTCAAGGTCGGTCGATTTACTGAATATAAATTCATATTGTTTTTGACCTTTATAGTCAGCACCGATTTCATTGACATATATGAGTACCATTTTTATTTAAAATATTTACTCAAGGTCTCGCCAATGGCACTGTTTATACTATTTTTAATTTCATCCAAATCGATTTCAACCTCTTTGTTTTCTTCGTCAATATCCGCGTAATCTTCAATATTTGTTGAATAATTGGATAAATCAATTTCTTCCATTTCTTCAGTATCGTCACCAGCCATATCCACAGGAGTGTTAATAAATGCATCCAAAGCATCCATCGCATCCATTTCACTCAAATCTTCTTCAGGTGCCGGTTCTTCTGCTGGTACTTCTTCATCTCCCATTTCAGGTTCTTCACTTGGCATGTCCTCCATTTCTTCTTCTCTTTCGAACTTCTTACCAATTTCTTCGATATCTTCTTCTTCTAATTTATCCAAAT